TTTAATTCATTTTCAAACATCATCGACGCAACACTCCAAGATTTTGTTTAATATAGACTGTGTTGCCACCGCCACCACCTGCACCAATTAACTCACTGGCACTTGCATCGTTATGTACAATAGTGATTGCAGTATTACTACTGTAGCCCTGTGTCTTTACTTCAGCATAATGATCTTCGTTGCTTCTAAATGCTATGCCTTTGCCACGACTTTGTATTTCCTGTGCTTCTGGATTGGCCCAAGTAACGCAAATATTAGTACTGGCATTACAACCAGTTTTACCGGCAGCTTCTGCCATTGCTAATAATCTTGCACGTTCAATTTCTTCGTTGGACTCTTTAACACGTTGCGCTAAACGACGAGCGGCTTCAGCTTCAATTTCAGCTTCTAATTCTTCGCGTTTGGTACGACCAGTGTTGTCGCGGATAGCACGTTCTACTTCGTGAGGACGTACAATAATCAAATTGTTGTTGATCTTACTTTCAACAGTATGAATAACTGTTGGCGCAGTTGGACGTATGTCCGCACTGGTAATGTATGTGGCTTCAAATGCCTTATCTAATACCACTGTGCCAGCACTATTAGATACAGATATCTGTCCAACTCTGCAACGATTTTCCTCTAACTCGTATTTCTTTTGTTCGCTTTCTTCTTTGCAACTTGGCAATAGAACAATTAAACTTTGACCTGTTTCATCTACAGTCATTGAAAAGTCTGTACCGCGAACAGCAATGTTGGCAGTTGGTGTTTTAACTGCAACCTGTTGTGGATTGTTTTTAGCAATCTGTCCGCTGGCATAACGAACAGTGCCCATTGTTACTTTCATTGCTAGTTTGCCAGCATCTGAATTTTTTGGATCAAACACAAAGTCATCGATTACCAACTTGGAGTTTTCTGTAACCTTTACTTTGGTGTCGTCTTTAAATGTAATGTTTGAAGCACAGGCTTGTGTGAGGTAGGTATCCATGCTTTCAATGCTAGCACCTTTTATGCCTGATGATTTTGTTTTGCCACGTTGTACTTCACATTGTGTTCCTTTGTTATCAGAAACAATGCCAATACTACCACTGGCAAAAGTGGTAGTATTGTTAGCTATTAGAAGTATGGCAAAAAGCAACTTCCACATTGATTATCTCGCAATAGCTGTACCTGGGGTAACAATACTGCTACTGCTTGTTCTTACAGTAATTGTGTTGTTGCTGCCTGTTGCGCGAATATCAACTGTGGTGTCGTTTGTACCTTGTTGTTGAGTTGTGATACTGTTAAAGCTACCAGCGATAACTTGCTTTAAGTAGTGACCATTAGCACCAGCCGCATCTGTTTGCTGGATATTCAACACGTTGCTGTTGCCAGTTACTTCAATGTCGCTTGTACCGTTTGAGCTTTTTAACTCTTTGGTAATTTGGTTCGAGTTGCCAATGATTGCAGTAGTGCTAGTGATATCACTGCCCACCAACTGCTGAATAATCAAGTTGCTGTCACCTGTGATAGTTTCGGTAACAGTATTACGCAAGTTTGATGCATTGTTAACATCGCCAATTGTCAAGCTAGTTTGGTTACTGTGACCAGTTACTGTACTAGTGTAAACGTTGTTGTTGCCTTGCAAGTCATATTGAGCACTGTTGCCGTTACCTGTTTGTGTAAGTGCGACGATGTTGCTACTACCTGTGATTGTAGCATAGTTAGACGAACTTGGTGCCGCAGGACTTAGCGTTGTAATGCCACTTGCACTAACACTAGTAGGTGTACTCAACGCAATACCACCTACGTTGTTTGTTCCACCAACTTGTTGAATGGTAACAGTGTTGCTATTACCAATTTGTTCAATGTATACTTTGTTTGGGCCAGTTGCGGCTTGGGACCATGCAGTACCAGTAGCCATTAATGCCGCTGTAAGCAAACAAACTTTTGTTATACTTCTATTCATTTTAAAACCTAAACAGATTACTTTTCTCTGCCTAGCTCCTTGGGATATATCCCGTTAATTAACTCTCTATGATCTTGCCAGAGAGTGTAAGTTTTTCCAAGACCTACATACTGTACAAGCAAGATCTATGCACACGGTTTTTCTTAAACTTATTGTGCAGTTGCCCCGCCTTTAACTTCTTCGGCAGCAGGCTTATCTTCTTTAAAACTCCAATGTCCTTTGCGAGCACCTTCGTGTATTGTACCAACAACAGCGGCTTGTACTGCTAAATTAACTGCTTTGTTGATACTTTCGTTAATGCTTGCACCAGTTTCAGCTTCAACGCTTTGTGTTCCACTGTCTACAAACTTTAACACACCAAACTTGTCCATGTAACTTAACACGGTTTTTGTTACTGTTACGCTTGTTAGCACTTCGCCTGTAGAAACGCTTACTGTTCTTAAATTAACTGTAACAGTATCGCTTTGATATTGTGTGCTTGCACCAATGCCTAATAAACGAACACCAGATCCGCCTGTTAATGTGTTGCTGTCATAACCAACAATACCGCCTTCGACGATAATACCTGCAAACATCATTGGTGTTAGTGGCTTGGCCTCTTTGCCTTGATATTGCTCACGGGCTTGACGAATCATTTGACGTTCTTTGATTAAGTTTTCTAGACCCACACGTTCTAATACTGTAAACCAACGAGCTTGTCCAACATCTTGTAATGCTTTAATCAAGTAGCTTTCTGCACCTTGTGTAACTGCGCTTGATAAGCTGGCAATGTTAGGAATGCTTTTACGCTGGCCAGTTTTATCTTGAAAGCCGTAAACAGCCACTGGGATCGGTCCAGTTGCGGGCGGTAGTAACTTAGCCGACTGATCTTTTAAAAATACATTTTGTTCAACAACTGGTGCATCAAATTGATTGCCAGTGACTTTTTCTCGTATTGCAGAACCTGTAGCACAACCCGACAGCACAAGTACCGCTGATATTGCTAAGGATAACGTTGTTCTTTTCATAGTTGTTCCTTAGATGTTAAATGCCGCATAAGGCATTGTTAATTCTGTGTAATTGTTTGGATTTGCAATTTCAGCGATTCTAACAATTATGTTTGTACCTTGGATCGTCCAAGTAATGTTTTGTCCGCCAATGTCAATGTCACCACATGGGCCACCGTTCGTAGAAGGTGTGCAAGTTGGTGCGCTTGGACTAGAACCAAACAAGCTATCGCTAATACGCTTGGCTAACTCACTGTAAATGCGAGTTTCCATGCTGGCTTTAAAACGTGCCTGCGGTGTGTTTGCAGCCTCACGTTCAGCGGCCGCTTTTAATGCTTCTGCGGCTTGTTTGTTTTTGTCTTTTTGTTGATCTTCTAACTGCTTTAGAGTTAGGACATGTGACGAATAGCCCAAACCGCTAAAGGCTGGACTATTAAAATTGTGTTGTAGTTCTGCGGCACTTGCGCTTAATGCCACGCTTGCAACTAGTGCTAAAGTTATCTTTTTCATAATCTAAATTAGGGCCTAAGTTCCCTACTTTAGTATTTAAAACTTTGCGCTAGATTAAAAAAGTGCTACTTAATGTTATTTTAACTCGCGAGTAGTGCTAGTTGTAGTCATTGCAGGCTTGTCTTTAGGCACAATTTTCTTGGCCTTAGGTACTGCTACAGGTGCTTCTGTATCGCTTGCTACTTCAACATCCTTGGCACCATTCTTAAGAATCTTAAATGTAAAGTTTCCTTTACCTTGTGTGCTCATGTATGCTTTACTAGCATCAAGTAAAACGCCTGTAACAGTTTCACTTGGATACACAGCATTAAAGCTGTCAATGCTGATTGTGTCCTTAGTTTCAGAACAATTTGTGTACATTTGTACCAACGCAGAGTGGTTTAAAATGTCAGAAGCGGCTTTACCAAAGTTTGTATTTTCATTTACATAGTCAGCAACTTTATAAGCAATAGCACTAATCATGTGTTCCATTGGAATAATAACACGCATGTCACGTGCCTTACGTCCATTGTACAATGCTTCTAACTTTGTGTGACCTTGCCAATCAATTTGATCGTCGGGCCCGTACTTCTTTAATGTCATTGCAAATGTAGCATCTTCAGGACTAATCATCTTGTAGTCTACTGCTAACTTTAGCGGAGCACCAAAGTGACCTTTGGCATCAATGTCCTTTAAAATTTCAACAACTACCTTGTGCTTTTCAAGTAAAGCCGCGCCTTTAGGAGCAACTTTTAATTCGTTAATACTCTTAAGCAAGTTTACAACTGAAGCACTTGCGCCGCTTGCACCCTTACTTGATAACTTAATCTGCTTGCCTTGAGGATTAACGATTAGACTATCATACAAGCCACCTGTTACGCTGTTGTTAAAGCTAATAGTACAGTCGTTGTATCCACCCTTGCCAAAGAAAATCTCAGCGGCTTCGCCTGCGTTACCTTTGATAGGCTTGTCCATTAACAGTGCCAATGGTTGTAGCATTTCGCAGAAATAATCGCGGAACGCTGTCATGTTCATGTTGCCCTTAGGGAATGTAATAGGAAACTTGTTGGCAGTTAAGAATGCATTAAGCGCAACAACTTCGTTGCTGCCTTGTCCAAATTTGGCAATGATTTGGCGCGAGATAGAATCTACATCATTGTTTTGGAACTGTGTTAGTACTTCACTTGGCTTGTAGCCAGTGTTTTCTTTTTGTCCTGCTTTGCTTTGGTACTTAAAGCCGCCAGGAATATCATTGTGTTGCCAATCGTTTTGGATACGGTTAGCAGAGATTGTTTTGTAGTAGCGACCTAAGTAGTACGCTTTCTTGTCAGCATCGGTAAACGTAGCAATGGCAAATGCCAATGTACCAGAGTTTGACTTGTTGGTCCAATGAATATTCTTGCCCTTTGTTTGAGCGTCAATTTCTGCTTGCATTTCTTCAGCAGAAGTAAATTGCCCACGCTCAGGAAAGAAGTCTAAACTTTGAAATGTAATAACATCGCCTTGGGGATTTTTAAATTGTTCGCCAGGAATTCGAGCAGCCAAGCCGCGTCCCTCAATCAATACTTCAATTCTAGTTTCAAATATATGACGTAATAACATTTTAAATTTCAACCCCGTCACGACCCAAAGTTTCTCTAGCATCTGCTATTAACGCTTCGCGCTCGGGATTATTTTCTAGTGCTTTAAGTACTGCTTCTACGCTGGTTAAACTAGTACGATCAAAACCATGACCAAATAGCAGTGTAGCAATGTGATCTGGATCATCGCCGTTATCAACTAACTTCTTAGTTGCACGATCGATAAGACCAGTAGTTGGATTCCATGTAAAGCCTTTTACTTTAGCAATGCTACTTAGCAAGATTTGTTTGTGGGCACCGCGGTACTTACTGTGTGGATCAGAAGCCATTGCAAACTTTGCAAACTCTAAATTTGGTACAAACATAAAGTCAGTTTGCACATAACCACGTTCTGGGCTACCACCAATTGGTGTTTTAAAGTGTACGCTGATACCAGACTTTCTGATAAATGCTTTTGAATCTTCACCGTGTTGCGAGCACCATGCACTTAGCTTGGCAACCAATTCTTCTTTGGTAACGCCTGGAGGGATACCAATGTCCAAGTCACCACTTGTAGGAGTCTTACCAGTGGTACCTAATGCGTGTTCAAAATGTGGAATGCCTGTAATTTTTTCAAGAAAGCGGATAGTTGGTTCTACATCAGCTTGGTTAATACGCTGTGTTAGTTCTTCGCCTTCTGCACTCTTGAAAACATTACCGCCTTCAACGATAATAGTGTTGTCACCGTGATAAAACTCCACGACTGTATTTGTTTCCGTGTTAACACGGGCCCAACGTCCGTTTACTTGACGTAGGGATTCATATACAGTAACTCGTGGAGTAATATCAGATAAGAACATTATTATGCCTTAGGAGCTTTTTTAGCACGTGGCTTCTTTTCAGCGGCTGGCTTTTTAGCACGTGGCTTCTTGGCTGCTACAACTGGAACTGTAGCATCTGCAACTGGCACAACTTCAACAGCGCCTGCCCCTTCAACAACTACTACTGTTGCTGGTGGCTCGCCTAATGCAGTAACAGTTGGCGCTTCAACTTTGTACGGCGCTTCTGCGGCCGGTGCGCTACCAAAACCAAATAGCTTCTTTAAAAATGATAACATTTCTTTTCCTTTATCGTTGGTTGAGGAATCATCTACAACCGTGTATTATATTTAGTTTTTTGGCTGAACTTATGCTAGTTCAAAATAACCATTATTTCATGGCAACTTGCATGTAATTAGCAAAGTTATCCTTGCGTTGTTCTAGACCACGTAAGCCTGGATTGACTTGTTTTGTAACACCAACTGTATCTTTAAAGTTATCTACGTTTGGTTGCACACGATGCTTCCAAAACCAAACTGATACTTGAGCCGCAATTTCTGGCTTTTCAAGTAGCTCTGGATGCTTTTCTAACGGGAGTCCAAGTTCTTCGCCGGCTTGTTTATAATTCCAACGGCCTGTGATTTGAATAAAGCCACGGCCTTTGTATTTTGCTCCATCACCGACATGCTTGTTGCCTAATGCTTTAGCTTTCTTAGGAGCATACTTTGGATCATACTTACGGAAGTCTAAGCTGCCTCCAAACTCTGTTAGTCGTTTAAAGTCTAATGTTTCATGAGCACATTGAGCCATAAATGCCGCAAGTTCAGAACCTTGCAAGCCCGATGCTTTTGCAACTTTTAATAACACACTTTCCAATGGATTACCTGTAATAGGCTGTACGTTGAGCTTTTTAGGTGCTTCGGGTTTTGGCTCTGCTTTTACAGAAGCTGGAGCACTTGGTGCAGACTTAGCTTGTGCAAATGTTTTTGGTGCTTCTGCTTTTTTAATTGCTGGCGCTTGTGCCACTGCGGCAGTTGGCTCTTTGAAGTAATCCTGTGCGGCTTGCTTGGCCATCATGCCACCCATACCACCTGCGGCAATACCACCAGCAACAGCCAAGTTGGTAATTGTATCTTTCCAACCTTCTTCTAGGCCATCCTCAAATAGAGGTCCTGTAATAATGTTAGTTGCCTTTTCGGCTTGCAAGCCACGTACCAGGGCCGCACGGAATTCTGGAGTAATGTCTCGAGCACGATATCCACCACGAGGCAAAATATGTACTTCAATTGGGGCATCGCCTTCTAGCTTTTTAATAGCTGTCATACGATTACGACCTTCGTGCCCTACTACTTGTGCAGTCTTGGAAAAGTCACCATCATCCCATTCTTGCGGAATTTTAATTTCTAAGAAAGGAGCACCAATAGCACCACCATCAGCAATGTACTTTTCTAATTCGGGACTATGTTCTTGGCCAAGCGGCGCAGCCAAGCGTAGGAATGTGCTAGGACGCATCATAACTCGCAGACCAAAGTAGTCTATGTCTTGGTTATAAGGGACTGCTCCTGCACCGTCTTTGTTGTCAATTTTGACTTCAGCTAATAGTTCACGTAAACGCATCAGATATTTAGCTAATCGACGTTTATGGTAACTACTTGCCTTTGATCATTTTCCAGACACTATATGCAACAACTGACCCCATCAAGCACAATATTGCTAGACTAATTGGCCGTGTAACAAACGGAGTAAAGTCTCCACTGGTAATTGCAAGCTGTCGCCTAAAGTATTCTTCGAACATTGGACCTAACACTAGTCCTAACATCAATGGAGCAGGCTCTAAGTCTAATACGTTAAACACATAGCCAAGAAATCCAAACAGACCTATTAGCATTACTTCATTGGCATTGTTGTTTACGCTATACGCACCTATGCAACATATTGCAATGATAACAGGGTACAAGATGTGATACGGTATGCGAACAATTTGTACCCAAAGTCGAACCAGTGGTACATTTAAAATTAGCAACATGATATTGCCAATAAGCATACTAACAACCAGTCCCCAAAATAGCGCAGGCTGTTTGTCTAACATACCAGGTCCGGGCTGAACACCATTCATAACAAGTGCGCCTAGCATCAGTGCCATGACAGCGTTCTCAGGTAGGCCGAAACTTAACAAGGGAATAAAGCCAGTTTGACTCGCGGCATTGTTAGCGGCTTCTGGAGCCGCAACACCTTCAATGGCACCTTTACCAAACTCGTCTTTATGCTTGCTTACTTTTTTATCAAGTGCATAAGCGGCATATGAACTAATAGCCGCACTGCCTCCTGGTATCAGTCCAAAGAAACTGCCAACCATGCCACCCCTTATACTAGCAGGAATGATTCGCTTAAATTGTTCCCACGTTGGAAACAGAGCAATACTTCCCGAGTACGCTTTCATTTCTGTATTGGATGCAATGTTCTTTGCAATCTCGCCAATAGCAAAGATACCAATTGCAATAGTAACAAAGCCAATGCCATCTTCTAGATCAATAATGCCAAATGTATATCTGGATTGTCCTGTTGATAAGTCTGTTCCAACAAATCCAATTAAGATCCCTACCAGTGCCATTCCAATGCCACGAACTAAATCACCTGTAGTGAGAATACCTACGGTAACAAATCCAAATGCCATCAGCATACAATACTCAGCTGGTCCAAATAAAAATGCTAGCTTACTTAATGGAGGACTAAACACGGCAATTAACATGGTAGCTAAACAACCAGCAATGAAGCTGGCAAAGCCTGCTGTAAAGATTGCAACACCAGCTTGCCCACGTTTGGTCATTTCGTGGCCATCAACGCAAGTCATGACACTAGATGCTTCTCCGGGAGTGTTAAGCAAAATGCTTGTGGTACTGCCGCCGTACTGACTACCATAGTAAATGCCTGCCAGCATGATAATGCTTGGGATAGGACCCAATGCATAGGTCATTGGCAACAACATGCTAATAGTTGCAGTGGGCCCAAGGCCAGGCAGTACGCCGATTAGTGTTCCTATCAACGCACCCAACAAACAGTATGCTAGGTTAGTAAATGACCCAGCAACTGACAGGCCCAACAGTAGATTGTCTATAATGATATTGTACTCCTTAATGCTAGTTTAAAAATTATCAATAGTCCAACTACAACTAGATACGAAACAACAAAACTTTTTACAGTAAAGTTCTTGTGCAGGATTGCAGTTGTTAGCATCAACAATAAAATTGCCAGTATTGCACCAATCTTCTCTAATAAAAATCCAAAAGCTACAATTGCCAAAAGAACTATTGCAGGCTGTTTGATGTTGATCTGAACAGCTTCTCCGGGACTGCGAACACCACGAATCAATTGCAACACACCAATACCAATCAGCATGGCACTAATAGTCAATGGCAAAAATCCAGGACCCATATCAGCAGGTGTTCCATATTCAAGTGACCAACCAGACACATAGAAGAATAAGCCTACTGCTATAAAGAGTAGGCCTGTAAAAAAGTTTTTCTGGCTTTTAATCATCGCCCTCGTTGAGCTTCGTTAATTGTTGCGTCAAATTTAGTTAGTAGTACCTCCACTGTGGCAATACTGTCTGCATAAAACTTTTCGGCGCCGATCTTACTAAACAACGGAGGACTCATCCCACTAAGCTGATTAATTTCTGCTTCGCCTACTCGAGTTGTTGCATCATTTAAGATTTTAGAAATGCGTTCTCGTTTGGCAACAGGCATAGCTTTGTTGGCAATGGTAATGTTAAAAATATACGGAGCATCAATGCCTTGCTCTTTTAATGTCTTTACTGTTGGAACACCTGCTAAACGCTTGGGGCAACTTGCGGCCAAGATTTGTAAGTTGGGGTTGGCAGTTTTAAAAGTCTCGTAGCTTTCAATGCGGTCAATAACAAAATTTACACCATTGTTGCCAGCCATGTTAACAAGTGCATCGTTGTTTGATTTGAACACGATGTACTTGACACGGAATCCAAACTTCTCGCCAGCAAGCAAACCTGTCAAGTGTGCGGCATTCCCAATACCAACACCACCAACGATGATTTCTTTCTCTCCACGTAAACTAGCAATACCTCCAGCTTCATTTCCTTTGTTGGAAATTACTGCCCAGCAAGCATCGCCTAGTGCATGAACGGGAACGTAGTCTGTACGATTCAACTTGCCATTGGATGTATTCTCAACATAAGCTGGAGCAATGATAGCCAGTCGGTTAGTTGGACTAGTATCCATTTGCTTGACTGCAATAACTTGATTGCCACCGGGCTTGTAATCCATTACAAATTCAAACTCATTTTGCAATGCATTAGCTTCTTTTAAGATGCGAAGCGTTGCTGGAGTAGCACTATGACTAGGGCTGTATGGATTTACGATAGTAATCGTCTCGGTAGCATGAGATGAAAAGCCAATGGCTAAGAATGCTGTGGCTAAAAGGGTTTTGATTTTGTTTGACATGCAATTATGTATGGTAGTATCACTAACATACTATACCACTTCCGTGCTACCTTAGCAACTTTATTTGCCGTTAATGGATTTCATCTTCTCACGTTTTTCGTGTGTATCTCTGCAATCAACGCAACAGAATGTAAACTCCGTTGGTTCCTCGCATTCAATGCAAAAGCCTGTGCGAATTGGTACAAACTCTTTTGCTGTTGCTCGTCGCAATTCTTCTTGCGCTTCCATTGCTTCTTGTGCATCGTCGATAATATCTGCCATGTTGTTTCCTTAAAACTATTTGTAATTATGCGTTAGGGTTTGATTTCAGTGATTTCGTACTCATTTTCGTCAAAATATGTCACTGAGTACTTGTTATCACCGTACTTGTACTTGTCTGTCCAAAATCGTTGATTGTTTGAGCTATCGTATGGAGTGATGAGCTTTAGTATAAGCATCATTTCTTCTTTCTCTTGCCCTTCTAATGTACGTTCATTTGGACGTATAATGCCTGCACGAACCAAGAAGTCATATGCTTCCTCTTTGGTTTTAGAGTCCATTAGTCAGTACCCACATAAACACATCAGGTCCGTCTAGGATGACCATATCGCTTGCATACTTTAAACGCTTGGAGCGATACTTACCGCCAACCTTTTCAACTTCGACCATCTTGGGAGTAAAGCGAAGAACCTGAGCAATGTAAAGGCCATTGTCGGCAACTGCAACATACTGGCCTTCTTTGAACTCTCGTCCCATTAAGTCATAGTGTAGCTCAGTTGGCTTTACACTTTTGATAGGCTTTTTAACTACAGTCATTGCATACTTCCAAAACTGCCAGGCTTGCTAGCATTGGGATTTTCACACTTTACACCTTTGCCAAACTCATCTAGAATTTGACGCGAGTTGCCACGTTGATCAATGATAAACTTGTAGTTTTCAATGCAACGGCTTTCGGTCATACCCATAGCACCATATGTAATGTTGCTAGTGTTTGCCCCTCCGACAAGCACAGGGATGGCAACCATGATTACGATTGCCGCAATAACGCATAGGATCATGATCTCAATCAGTGTCATTCCACGTTGTTTCATTTTATTCTCCAGAAAGGTGTGCCACGTACAAGTTGAGGAATAGGAATTAACACAGGGATTAGCAATACCAGAATCCAAATCATTTGTAAGTACTCGGGCTCAATGAACCTATCTACAAAGATGTCGTACATGCCAACAACAAAGTAGATAAGCCCAGTGACAAACATGTATTCGCCAGGGCTTATCGGTAACTTCATATTACTTGGGCATCATCAATGCGTTGAAGTTAGCAGGTACAACAATGGTCTGCACCTTGCCGTTCTTGATACCTTCGGAGATGTTCATCATGGCCTGTGCTTGCATATAAGCAATTGATTGAGCACCTTGGTTACTTAGAGCCTGCATACGCTCTGCTTCCATCTTGGCAGTCTTAACTTCAACTTCCTTTTGCTTGAGTTCGTTTTTGGCACGAACCAAATCGTTAGCACTAGCAACAACTGAGTCAGCTGGCACAACATTACGGATCAGCACTTGTCCAACAACCAAACTACCATCTAGCTTTTCATCAGCAAGACTCTTTTGGATTTGCTCTTTGATAGCGGCTTCCATTGCTTGACGATTGTCTGCCATGTCTAGAGCTTCGTACTTACGTGCTTCTTTGTAGATAGCATTACGTGCGGCTTGGGTGATGTAGTTGTACATCAAGTAAATGTCGCCATTGTGACGAGCATGGAACGCTTGGCTCTTGGTAGAGTAAAGCTCTGCTACTTGCGATTGATTGATGTTATAGATAACCACAGCATCAAAGTCTTTCATGGTGGAGTTATCTTTGGCAACAGGAGTCATGTCATCTAGCTTGACATTAACGTCCTTGATAGGGAATGTAAGCACATCACCAATTAGGACCTGATTAAACGAACCAGGTAGCAGTTCGCCACTTTGAACTTGCTTGTCAAAGCCGACTCGAACGCCGACCTCACCGGTTTCGATACGAGTACAGCCAGTGGCAAGAACTGCCGCGGCCAGAATAGAAAGAGTTGCAATACGCTTCATGATGAACCTTTAAAAAAGAACTACGATAAAAATTAAAAACGCTGTTGTTAGCAGTGAGCATAGTATAGCATAGGACACTAGCTTTGTCAATGCCCAGGCTTCACTTCCGGACAAACTTCTAAGAAATTTTATGCCAAAAAAGAACAAGGCAAAAAGGATCAACCAAAAGAAAATTATTCGTATCATTCTTCAACTCCGAAATGTTGTTTCAACCGCTCTTTAATAACTTCAGAAACATTGCCATTGATACTATCTTCGCGGGTATGCCAAACTTGTTCCATACATTCCCGAACAATCAACTCGGCGAACTTTTCCAACTTCTCTGATTCAGAAAGTCCAGCTGAAACACCCTTAGGGCCTGGACAACCAGCACCTGGATCACCTGGAAAAAGAGTCTTAACACCTGAC